AAATGTTAAAGTCCAAGTAATAATTCTATCATCTTCTACGCCTCCTTCATATTCATCTGATTGTGAAACTGAAGTTAGAGTTACCTGCACATCTCTCTTCATATCAAGAGATGGTATATCATTCATTGTAATAGTATAGAAAGGAGTGAAATATGGAAGAATTTGTTCTATAATTTGCAAACCATCATCTATGTATTTGACAAATAAATTAACTGTAAATTCAAAATTATAAGGAACTGGATTATATTGACCGGAATAACTTGAAGATAGAGATGCTGTTCCAGATCCTACAGAAGTAATGTCTAAAGCAGTTCCAGCTTCTGCTAAAGATTTAGTAGAAGCTAATTTAATTGTATTGTTATTTACTTTTATTGCATAATAAGTTCCGTTATTACTAATACCAGTAGATCCTATTACTGTTCCAGAACCCATAGAATATTTAATGGATTGTCCAGTTCTCAAATTATGAGAAGGAATTGCAATTGTATTATCTGTTACGTTCACTGCTGTTGCTGCGTTAAATGTTAAATTGCTTGGTGGAACATAAACATTCTTACCAATAGTTTGTTGTTTTCTAGTTGAATCATAAGAAATAGAAGTTAATTCAAATGATAATCTTGGAAGAATTATCTTTACATCAACAAAATTCTCTCTTCTTTGGACGTCTTGCTGCTGTAACATTGTGATTGTTTTATCAGCAGATGCATAACCAAGCGGAACCTTTATAGTAGTTGCAACAGATCCGTCTTGATTATATCTTACGACTCTTATATTATTAAATAGAGAACCGAAAGCAGCAGTCAGATTTCTAATTGTAGAGAAATAAAAGTTTGATGAATTTAACATTTATACATTCTCCTTAAAGATTAATTATTCTGTGAAAACGGATTCGATTCAGTAAAATCTATTACAATATTCGATTTAGTTTGTATTTGATCGTTCTTAGCAAATGGATCGCCAATTCCTGTAGCTCCATCATTATTATAATTAGTCTTAACTTCATCAGCTTCAGTACCAGTATCAATAGTTTCATTAGAGTATTTAAAGACTTCGCATGTTAGAATGAAATACTGTCTTGCACCAAGAGGAAATAGTGGATTCTTATCATCAACATATTTAACTTCAAAAAGTGATCTTCCTGTAGGATACAGAATTAAATCGCCTTCTACTGGAAGAACTCTTCCAACGATAGATTCAAATCTTTCTCTAGAAACAATTAATCTTAATCTATCGCCTAAAGTAAAACCAAACTTAGAAATTAAAGCTCCATCTCCTAGAAATGCTTCGTAATTTTCTATGTACATTTCAATAATGAAATTCTTCTCAAACTTAGAAATATAATCTTCTCTATATAATTCATCAACATTTACAATAGTTCTCGGTAGATATACGAAATCGCATCCTGCTATTTGTATGGATTCGTTGACTAAAACTTGAAGAAGATTTTGTTCTTCTGTAGAACCTATTCCTCGACCTGATTGAAAGAATTTATTAGTTGGCATGTTTTATCCAATAAACAGATCCAATGGCAATTGGAGATCTTTCGTTAATCTAGTTTCTAATTTTTCTATTTCAGTTATAGATTCCGAATATATTGCATCACCATTAATTGTTATACCACCTGGTAAATTCATATTTCCAAATTTCTTAAGATTCTCACCCCATTGTCTTTTAATTAGAGCTGTAGCATATTCCTTAAGAAATTCGTCAGCCCAAATATCGTTAAAAGTATCGATATCTAATTTCTTGTAAATTTTCAAAACAATATTGGATGTTTTCTCTTTTAATAAAGAGAGCGGTTCGTTGAATCTAATTCTATTTGTTTTTCTATTAAAGTTAAAAGAATTTAATGGTGATAAAGACATCTGCATAGTGGCAAGATATGATTTCATAGAATCTAAATAAGCTAAATTATTTCCTATAATATTTGATGTATTATAGAAATCGTTCATATAGAACTGATATTGTGCATTAAATAGATCGCCACTACCAACTCCTGTAGAAACGTCATTACCGACAGGAAGTGCAGATATTACAGAAAACACCTTTTCATCTAGAGTAATATATCCATTAGTTACATCCGTATTAGTTATAGGAACAATAAGATAATCTTCTTCCACGCCATCAAAATGATAATCAAAATATTTCGTTATGGCATCATCGATTCTATCATCAACTTGTTCTTCTGCAACATTTATTTCTATTACAGGAAAACCTAGTCTTCTTAAACAGTAATCGGAAAATTGTTCTCTTGTTGTTGGTGTTGCCATTACATACTCCTATCTTATTTATATAAAAAAGAGGGAACTCTTTAAGAGTTCCCAAGAAATATGATCTTAGAAAATTAATCAACAATAAAAAAACTTAATTGTGATAATTGCATTGGCGACAAATTAACAGAATCCGGAAGAGACTCTACTGTAATCGGTTCTAGTGGAATCTCAATTTCTTCCTGTAGAAGAGGATTTAATTCTTCAACAAACATATTAAGATTTTCTTCTATTACTACAACATTTCCTTCTTTCTCTACACCATATTTTTGTACTAACTTCTGTCTTGCATCTTCTAGATCAGCCAACTCAGAAGCAATAACCTTCAAAGCCTTTGAAATTCTGTATGCAATAGTAATTGGTAGAGTGCAGTTTGATAATGCAACTAAAGCAGGTTCAGAATTTTTAAGTTGTCCTAAAGTCAATTTCATATTCAATATCTCCTAAATATATTTATGCACTAATTTCTCTCAGCACATCAATCTTTCGTTATGAATTAAATTCACAAAATTATTTATAGGAGACGATTTTGATTAGAAATATAATAATTTTTATTGCCTTTTGCACACTCGTTTTTAGCTATGATACAAGCAATAGAAATGTAAACTGTATGACACAAGCTATTTATCACGAAGCAAGAGGAGAATCTTATATAGGGAAAATTGCAGTCGGACATATAATTCTAAACAGAATAAAAAAAGGATATGGAACGGATCCTTGTGAAATAGTTTCTAGTAAGAGACAATTTTCTTGGTATGGAAAAATCAATTCCATCAAAGAACGAGATAGATGGGATGAATGTTATAGATTATCAAAAAAGATTCTTGCAAATGAAACACAAGATCCAACCAAAGGATCTATATTCTTTCATGAGAAGAGTATCAACCCAGGTTGGAAATATAAGAGAATAGTAGTCATCGATAGTCATATATTCTATAAGTAATATACTTAAAATCGCTACATACTAAGTATAGCGTAGAAAGTCAAGTTCGTCAAGTGAGATGATGTTGAATCTCAAAAAATCATATTGATGAATCATATGTTATATAGTATAATAGTTATATGAGTATATTGGTTGATTCAAAATATCTTTCGTTGATATCTCCTAAATTAGACTTATTTAAGAAGAAGTCTGAAGTCTTATGGAATTTTAGATGTCCATATTGTCTTGATTCTAAGAAAAGGGAATCAAAGGCTAGAGGATATGTTTATAGAAAGCATAATGATCTTTTCTTTAAATGCCATAATTGTGTGAAAGGCACAACGTTCTCTAATTTCCTTAAATTCTTAGACCCTATTTTACATAAACAATATATATTCGAGAGATTCACATCAGGAGATACTCATCCAAATCATAATTACAAGAAACCAATCCTAGTTTCTTCTGATGCAAAAAACAAATTTCAGAAAAAAAGCATAAATTATGATATCGGTTTGGAATCTATAAAGGATCTTCAAGACGGACATTACGCAAAAGAATATATTAGATCAAGAGAAATACCATCTGAGCATTGGAATAAATTGTTTTTTACAAACGACTTTAAACAATATGTCGAATCTATTAATAAAGAAAAATCTAAGAACTTAAAACCAAAAGATCCAAGGATTGTGATTCCTTTCTTTGATAAAACTGGTAAATTGATAGCAGTTCAAGGTCGTGCATTGGAAGACAGTATCGCAAGATATATTACAATTAAATTACACGAAGATAATGATAAAATATATGGTTTAGAACGTATAAATACAAATACAACTTTATGGATATTTGAAGGTCCAATTGATTCGTTATTTGTGAAAAATGCTCTGGCTACAGCTGGAGCAGAATTATCAAAATTAATAAAAGATTATCCTAAAGCAATATTCGTTTTTGATAATGAACCATCAAATAAACAGATTATTCAAAATATGAATTTTGTAATAGATTCTGGATGTAAAATTGTAATTTGGAAAAAAGAAAACAAATGTAAAGATGTCAATGATATGGTTCTTGCAGGTTTAGATATCGATTCAGAATTAACAGAATCGTCTTATTCGGGTTTAGAAGCATTATTTAAATTTAATATTTGGAAGAAGGTGTGACATGTATACTTACAGTGCTAAGATTTTAAGAGTTATAGATGGCGATACAATTGAATCTGAAATTGATTTGGGGTTTGGAGTAAGTATTCGAAAGATTGTTAGATTGAATGGAATCGATACTCCAGAAAAAAATTCAAGGATCGTATCGGAACGTGAATTGGCTGCAAAGGCGACAGCTAGAACTAAATATGCTTTAGAAAATAAAACAGTAATTATGAAAACGCAGTTAGATAAAGATGATAAATATGGGCGTGCCTTGGCTTATGTTTATGTGTCTGAGAAAGATGTTGAATCTAACCAATCGTTTAATATTAAGTTAATTCAAGAAGGATTAGCTTTTCCATATTCTGGAGGAAAGAAGAATGTATAAGAAATATGAAGATATTCTTTCCGTTAAATTGATTTCCTACACACAACCAAATCCAGAAGAATTTTCACAAGAATTTATTGATGATGGTATTCAAAATTTAATCTCTTATTGTGCCAGAGTTTCTAATCCCTCAAACCAAAACAATCTAGATACAGTCGATAAGCTACTTAATTATCTAATTAAGAATAAACATTGGTCTCCATTTGAAATGGTTGATGTTTGTCTTGAGATTACAAGCACCAGAGATATTGTACGTCAGATTCTAAGACATCGTTCTTTTTCATTCCAGGAATTTTCACAAAGATATGCAGATCCAACAAAAGATTTAGATTTCTGCCTAAAGGAATGTAGACTTCAAGATAAAAAGAACAGACAGAATTCAATTTCATTTGATAATGATGAATTGGCTGAGATTTGGAAACAGTTACAAATACAAGTAATTGATATTGCTAAAGCTAATTATGAAAATGCAATTTCACAAGGTATTGCTAAGGAAGTAGCAAGAGTTCTATTACCAGAAGGTAATACAGTTTCAAGAATGTACATTAAAGGTTCTATTCGTTCCTGGATTCATTACATTGAAGTTCGTGATGGTAATGGTACACAGAAAGAACATATGTTGGTTGCTCGTGCTTGTGCCGAAGCCATTAATAAAATTTTCCCTTATATTAAGTAGATATCATGAATAGAAAACAATTCTTTTTAACATTATTTTCACCCATATTGGCTGTGTTTGGGTACAAGATCAATATCCAAAATCTTGTCAAGAAATCAATTAAATTTGATCCTGTTCCTTTAATTGAACAAGGCGTTCAACCAAAACCAATAATTGCATTTAAGACACGATATGGTGTCTTTAACACAAAAGTAGGAGTTTTAGATGCCAGAATATCTAGGTATTAATATTGATTATTCGAGAGATTCTCTCTTTGATGAATTAGGTCTAAAGAGATTAAAAGAATCATATATGAAAGAAGAGGAAACTTCTCCACAAGAAAGATTTGCATTTGTATCTGCGCAGTTTGCATCTAATAAAGAACACGCCCAAAGATTATATGATTATTGTTCGAAACATTGGTTATCTTATTCAACACCAATTCTATCGTTTGGAAGAACGAATAAAGGTCTACCAATTAGTTGTTTCTTGAATTATATAGATGACACTGCAGAAGGTTTATCTGATACGCTAACAGAAACGAATTGGTTAAGTATGTTAGGCGGAGGTGTAGGTATTGGATTTGGTATTCGTTCTGCCACTGAAAAATCTACAGGAGTCATGCCACACCTTAAGATCTACGATGCGTCCTGCCTTGCTTATAGACAAGGCACCACTCGTCGTGGATCTTACGCAGCTTATCTAGATATCTCGCATCCAGATATTATTAATTTTCTTGAGATGAGAAAACCAACTGGAGATCCAAATCTACGTTGTTTGAATTTACATCATGCAATTAATATTCCAGATTCATTTATGGAAATTATTGAGAATTGTATGAAAGATCCAAA